ACGATGTTTCAATCCAAGCAAAGGAACTGTCTTTGGAATTCAAAAGCAAAATCAAGATTTATACAACGAAGAGTTCCTCCGTGAAATCATTGAAAAAACAATCATCACAAGAAAATTCAAAGAAATTGCTGGAGAAAAATACAAAGTAGAAAATATCAAAGTTTCTCAAGAAATATCCGAGCGTGAAGTCTATCGTAAAATTATCAAAGAATTTGAAACGATTGCAGGAGATTACTTCACTTCTACGGGTAATAGCAGAAAAGATGCTTTACTCCGAATCATTCGGCAATTGACACTTATGATTGAAGCAACCTCAACACCGCAATTCTTTGATTTTTATAATGGCTCTGGAATACCAAACAAAGCAAAAAAGATATTTCAGATCTGCGAAAAGAATGATGAGAAAGTTGCCATCGGTTGCACTTCAATAAAAGGCACGAACTGGTACTTTGAACAATTGCAAGAGCGGTTTCCATTTAGAACTATATTCAAAATTGTAGGCGATGTTTCTTTCAACAAACGTAAAAGCATCATCAAAGATTTTGAAAACACTCATAACGGAATTCTTGTATGTACTCAACAAAGTTTGAAATCATCAGTAAACATTCCAACTTGTGATATTGTAATTGTAGAATCGCTTCAATGGAACATTCCGAAGATTGAACAATTCTATTTTAGATTTATCAGATACAACTCTAAAAATATTACAAGAGTGATATTCATAAACTATGAAGGAACCATTGAAACGAACCTTTTGGCACTATTAATGACCAAAGAAAGACTAAATGACTTCGTAAAAACACTAGAATACAAGGATAATTCAGATATTTATTCCGAATATGATATTGACCTCGACATACTCAATGATTTGATAACTAAACAGAAAGATGAAGATGGTAAAATAAATATTAGTTGGGGTGAAGCTGCAACAATTTAAAAATCAATTATTTAAAAAACTAAGCCACTTGTAATGAGTGGCTTTTTTAGTTTAACATATTTTGCAACTTAATAACATATTTTACTACTTTTGTTGCATAATGTTTCCTAAAGAAAATAAAAATATGTCTGAACAAATTATTGAATCTCGAATTATTAAAACTGAATTAGTCAATTGGCGTGAATTACAATTCATTCAACAAGATGATTTCAAGGAGTGGTTGCCAAACGGTAATAAGAAATTACTTGAATCACTTTTAAAGTATCAATTTGTTGCACCATTTATGGTTTGGCAAAATGAAGGTGTAAATTATTGTCTTGATGGTCGCCACAGATGTTTAGATTTAAACGAAGCTGTTGAACTTGGTGCTAATGTTCCTGATATGCTTCCTGCAACTTTTATTGATTGCTCCAATATGAAAGAAGCTGCTGAATTGGTTTTAGTTTATTCATCGGCTTATGCAAGAATAACACAACAAGGATTGCTTGATTTTGTTAAGAATTTTGATTTAGATTTTCCAGACTTACAGGCAATGATGAACATTCCAGAGTTTGATGATATTGCATTTCAAGGATTGTTGAATAAATCAGAAGGAAACGAGGAAGAGAAAATCATTCCAGCATCATTGAAAGATAGCTTTATATTTCCACCATTCTCAATTTTAGATACACGTTCTGGTGTATGGCAAGAACGCAAACGCAAATGGCTGGCTCTTGGTTTCAACTCTCAAGAAACCAGAGAAGATGTTGAACTAATTGCAAAAAGCGGACAATCAACAGCAATCTATGAACTACGAAATAAAATGCGTGAAAGTTTGGGACGAGATCCAGAGTGGGATGAAATCCTTGACTATGCAAAGAAAAAAGGAATGCACGTTTATGAAGGTGCGAGTATCTTTGACCCTGTACTTTGTGAATTGTCTTATCGTTGGTTTTGTCCAGATGGTGGAACAATACTTGACCCTTTTGCTGGTGGTTCTGTTCGTGGTATAGTCGCTGGTGTTCTTGGTTATCCATACAAAGGAATTGATTTAAGATTGGACCAGGTAGAAGCCAACAGAAAACAAGCATCAATATTAGGAATTGAAAATGTAGAATGGTTTGATGGAGATAGTAATGATGTTTTAGATACAATTTCAGTTGCACCGGATTTTGTGTATAGTTGTCCTCCTTACGCTTACCTTGAAAAATACAGTGAAGATCCAAAGGATTTATCAAATATGACTTATGAAGATTTTAAAGATGCTTATTTCAGTATTATAAAGAAATCTGTTGAGCAATTGAAAGATGACCGTTTTGCTTGTTTTGTTGTTGGTGATGTTCGAGATAAGAAAGGATTTTACTTAAATTTTGTTAGTGATACTATTCAAGCATTTAGAGATGCTGGAATGGAATTATACAACGAAATCATATTAGTGAATGTTGTCGGCAGCTTGGCTGTTCGTGTTCGTCGTCAATTCAATGGTGGCAGAAAGATTGGTAAGATGCACCAAAATGTATTAGTGTTCTACAAAGGCGACCCTAAAAAGATAAAAGAAAACTACCCAGAACTAAATTTGGGAGACGATTTTGAGTTATCGAATAATGAATCAACTATAATTTAATATGTTTTTTTGAAGTAATTTTGATGAAATTTTAAAAAACTACTTCAATGGACGATAATAAGCAATTAGAAATTATGAGTGCAACTGTGAATTCAATAAAGGATCTGTTAGAAAAAAGACTTTCAAATAGATTAGATGCACTACAAGCGATTAGTAGTTCATCATTAGACAATGTTCCAGAGATTGTTCAAAAAATGCGTGAAGATGAAGCTTCAAAAATTAGAGCAGTAATTCAAGAGCAAAGAGATATTTTAGATATTATAAAGTCTCTTTTTCAAAACACATAAATAAAATATGTCAGGTGTTAGATCAACTAAATTAGAAACAGAAAAAAGAGTGTTCACCATTCAAGGGTGGATAATCAATGGTGTGCCTGATTATTTGATTTTAAAAAACATTCAAACACAATTTAAAAACGGTGCTGGAGAGTTTTTAGGATTTCGTCAAGCTAAAAACTTATTGCAAAAGGCATATAGTGTTTGGCAAGAGAGTGAGGAAGCTACAGTTGAGCAAAAAAGAGCATTAAGAATTGCAGAATTGAAGCAGGATATTAGGTCAATGAAAGATAGTTACAAAGGAACTCCTCAAGGAATGTCGGTTGTAAATTCTATCAAAAAAGAAATATCAAAATTGGAAGCATTATATCCTGCTAAAAAACATATAATTCAAGGCGACAAAGAAAACCCTTTGGTTATAACAAATTCGGAAGAAAGAGAAGCTCGTATTGCTCAATTGATAGCAAAAGCTATGAAAGAAGATTGATATTTTTTTAAACAATAAATAACATATTTTGCAAGTTAATTGTAATTTATGTTATTTTTGACAAACAATAAAGGGAGTAATGGTAAATGTGGTTAAATCAGCAGTCTGTAAAACTGTCGCCTTTGGCTTTGTAGGTTCGATTCCTTCTACTCCCACTAACAATTTTATAATATGATTTCAATTAACAACGGAGCAATTTTTATAGACGGTAAGCATACAACTAACCCAGAGTTAATTGGATACGCATTATTAGACTATGCAGAAACTATTGAAAATGATGGAATAGCAATTACACTAAAAGAACAAGATGTTTTCGTTGAAAGTGTAGGTAAATGTATTTATGAAAATGAAGATTGATAATGATTTCAATATAGAAGATATAGTTTTTCTAAAGCATGATATTGAGCAAAAACCGAGAATGATTATCAATATCATAATTGATAAATATTGTGTTATGTATGAGCTAATTTCAGGTACAGAATACTCAAAACACTATTCATTTGAATTGTCAAAAGACAAAATAATCTATTAAAATTATGTGGTTAAGAAATTGGATAAACAAACGATTGGATAAGAAAAAAGCAAAAGCCAATCAATTATATCACGAGATACAAAGAAAAAAGTATGTAGTATCTCAATATAATCAAATCAAAAGAAAGAAATGTAAACTTCCAAAAGTGCAGCAGAATATAATTATTGAAGAATTCAATAAAATAGTTACTTCTGGAGAATTAGAAACAATTATCAATTGCTAACTGATGCTGAAATATTAGAACTTGAAACTCTTTTGAAAGAAAGAGATATTGATAATTCTCGTAAGCGATTGATAAATATCGGTGAGGAAACAAATCCAAACTACAAGTTGCTTCAAGAAGCAATCAAATCACAAAAGTATAACGAACTCGGAGAACTGATTGGTGGTTACAGAGGTTGTGCTTTGGAAGGTTCTTCACGTTCTGGTAAAACATGGAGTGGAATAGATATAATAATGTGGCTTTGTCTTTATGTTGAAGAAAGTTGCACCATCAATATTTATCGTGAAACCTACAACGAATTTAAAACCACTCTTTACGATGACTTTAAGCGACGACTTGATGATTATGGTTTGCCAAATCCATTTCACAATGCGAAGGAAGTTAAGAGTTTCAGAATAAACAAAAGTACGATTTACTTTCTTGGAGACGGTAAACACGGAGGCGGGTGTGATTATGCTTTCTACAACGAAATGATGTTTATTCAAAATTCAGTTTTTGATCAATCAGAAATGCGTTGTAGAAAATTCTGGTGGGCTGACTACAATCCATCAGTAACGGAGCACTGGTTCTTTGATAAAGTATTATCAAGACCAGATGTTGGATTTTTGCGTACAACATACCTTGACAATAAGTTTGTTTCTATTCAAGAAAAAAATAAAATCCTTTCGTATGAACCTTTTCTTCCTGGTTCTTACATAGTAAAAGATGATGAGATATGCTGCTATAATAAAGAAACAAAAAAGGTAGAGCCAATAAGCAAATCAAATGTTCCAAAGCCACATCCAACAAACATAGATAATGGTACAGCCGATTTATTTATGTGGAAAGTTTACGGTCTTGGATTGCGTGGAGCAATGAAAGGGGTTATTTTCAATCATATTGAATGGATAGACAAATTCCCTGAAGATATTGCTTACATCTTTACTAATGACTTCGGATTTACAACAGATCCAAATGCTTTAAATAAATATGCAGAGGATGAAAATAATATATGGATTGAGCCACTATGCTATGAACCTATCGAAACGGCTGAAGAACTAATAGAAGTTCTAATAGCACACGGACTTAAACCAAATAGTGATAAATATTCACGTGATGGCGATTTATTGATTTGTGATAGTTCTGACAAATATACTGGTGAAAACAAAGGAACTGTAGAAATGGTTAAAGCATTGAAGAAAGGCTTATGGAATGCTTCAAAAGTAAGTAAAACAAGGAGTGTAATGTTTTGGTTGCTTTCAATGAAGAATAAAAAAATACACGTTGTAAAAAATCATCTGTATCATCAAATTAAAAAAGAAAAAGAAAATTACCGACTGAAAGAGATAAACGGAATTGCTATCAATCAGCCGATAGATTCTTTCAATCACTTTTGGGATTCGTCTCGCTACGGACACATGTCATACAACACAAAACCAGAAACACATGTAACTCAAGAATCATTACAAGAATTAGGAATCAACTATTAATCATATTATGGAAGAATTAGAATTATTATTAAGCGGAGATATTGAAGCAGCTATAAAAGAGCTTACTTCAAATAAGAAGGACAGCGAGATTATCTCAAAGTATATCAAGGAATATAAAAAACTTGATAGAACTATTCGTGATTCGCAGGTTGGTAAAATACAGAAAGATAAACAAGTCGGTAAAGGCGAAAGCTTGAAAACAGTTAAGTCAATCAGATCTATTGTGTCTTATCAGAAAAAGATAGTTACGACTGCTTGTGCATTCGAGGTTGGAGAACCAGTTACTTTAATACCAAATGATGTAAATGATTTGACAACTGAAATATTAAACTTTTGGGAAGATAACCGAATGGATGATAAGATTCAGAAAGCAAAAATCATTCAAAAGAGCCAAACAGAATGTGCCATTCAAATGTACATTAAAGATGATGTAGATGCTGAAAACAAGCCAATCAAAACAATAAAATCAAAGCTTCTTACAAATGAAGAAGGAACTATGGCTCCTTACTTTGATTCTACAGGAGATATGATTGCGTTTACTTGGTCTTTTTCTTCAAAAAACATAGAAGGAAAATCAATAAAAAATGTTTGGATTTGGACTAGCACACTATGTTACAAATGTTCAGATGAAAATGGAACTTTTGGTTTGGTTGAAAATTTACCACACGGATTTTCAAAAATTCCAATTGTTTATATTTCTCAAGAGTTCCCTGAATGGTATGATGTTGAAAGTTTAATTGACAGATATGAAACGGCTCTTTCAAAACTTGGGGGAAGTAATGATTATTCGGGTTATCCATTACTGAAACTTTACGGAGAGGTTCAATCAATGCCAGATAGAAATGATGATGGCAAAACATTAAAGTTTCCAATGAAGGAAGTTGACAACGAAAGTGGTAAAACTATTCATGGCGATGCTGAATTTCTAACAAATTCTAATGCTCCAGAAAGCGTAAAACTTGAAATGGAAAATTTAGAGGACTTAATATTTTCTATTTCTCAAGTTCCAAATCTTTCATTTAACAATCTTAAAGGTAGTGTAGGCAATTTATCTGGAGTTGCAATAAAACTTTTGTTTCTTGATAGTATCATTAAAGCAAAAATGAATGAAGGCGATAACAAGACAATGATTCAAAGAATTATAAAATTATTTATCTCTGGAATTATCACAACTACAAACACAAAACTATCCTCAAAGGCAAAAGATACTAAAGTTGGAATTCAATTCAATTCTATTTTACCAAATGATATTACAGAAGCGATTAATAATGCTACGACAGCAAAAAATGCTGGAATTATGAGCAAAAAAACTGCTGTCAAGTATATTGATATGACCGAAGATGCTGAAGAGGAGTTAAAATTAATTGAATCAGATGCAGCTAATAATGTAAATCCTGATAATGGCACAAAGTAAGAAGCAATCAGCATTCGAGAGTATAGTTAACATATTGATTGGTTTGGTAGTAAGTTTTTTAATCCAAATAATTATATATCCATTACTCGAAATTCCAGTAACAATAAAACAAAACATAATAATAACAATCGTTTTCTTTTTAGCTTCATTCATAAGAGGTTATGCCATAAGAAGATATTTTAACAAAAAAACACAATGAAAAAAATTTTAGTAAATCTTCAGTTCATTCTTGTAATAGCACTTTTTGCAATAGTGTCAAATTACATAATTAGCAAAATCGAATATTATCTTGATTTGAATTTTTCAACATTCATATCAGTAATAATAATTTTTGTATTGCTTTCAATAGTATCATTAGTAATCAATAAATCATATAAATAAAATGGAAGTATCAGGAAAAGTTGTCAGCGTTGGACAAACAGAAAGTGTAGGTCAAAATGGATTTACAAAACGATTATTGGTAATCGAAACAAATGAACAATACCCTCAAAAATTACCGATTGATTTTGTAAAAGACAAAACATCGCTTTTGGACCAAATAAAAATTGATCAAGATGTAAAGATTCAAATTAATTTAAGAGGTTCAGAGCATAACGGTCGATGGTATGCACAAATTCAAGGCTGGAAAATAGAATAAAAACAAAGAATTTAAACCACTCAAAATCGAGTGGTTTTTTTATTTTAATATTTCTTATTTAGAATGATTATAAATAAGAAATATTTTTTATTACATTTGTAATCAATTATCAACAATATAAAAATATTTTATCATGGCAGTTAAACCAGAAATCATTAAGGCTAGACTTAAGGTATTGTTCCCAAAGGCTAACTTATCTCAAAAAAGGATAGACGCAATTGCGGCTAAACTTGCTCCAATGCCTGCTGACGATGCAGATGATGCAGCAGTAGATGTAGTTTTGAATCAAGCAAATGACTTTAATTCTTTTGAAGAAATCGCCCGTGAGGACGATAGAGTAAGAACATTAGAGGCAAAAGCTAATCCAACTCCTGCACCCGCTCCAACACCTAATCCAGAGCCAACTCCTGCACCTGTTACTCCAGTAGTAACTCCAGCAGATGACACTCCAGCATGGGCTAAAACTTTGATTGAAACAAATCAAAAACTAACCGCAGACATTGAGGCAATTAAAACTGGAAAAATTATTGAAACTAAAAAGCAAACTGCACAGTCTGTTTTCGATGCTTCTGAAATTTTAAAAGGATTAAAGCCAGAGATTAGAACTAATTGGTTAAACAGAATCGATGTAAACTCTGAAACGCCTATTGAGGATCAAGTTAAAAATCTTGAAACTGAATTCACAGACATACGTCAAGCAGTAGCAGAAACTACACGCTATTCTGGTCCAACACCAAGTGGAACAACTGGCAACAAACCAGATGATAAAATGATTGATTCTATTGTTGATGGAATCGTTTAATTAATAAATAAAAATTATGTCAATAGCAAATTTAAACTCCGAAGGGATTTCAGTAGATACAGGAAATGATAGCATTGTTATCGTTTTAAATACTGAAACAATTCCAGGTGGTAGAACATTGGATGTAACAGGGTTTACTCCAGATGTCATTAAAGCAGGGCACATCATCATAGAAGAAACAGCGTCAAAGGAATTAAAACCGATGCCTGTTAACGCTGGAGGAACTGCTTACGATGCTTTACCAGCAAATCACACTTACAAAGGTGTGCTTGTAGCTTCAATCTTAAAAACAAAACCTTTTGCATCTATTTTAGTGCGTGGAACAGTTAACGAGGTTGCTTTTCAAAATGGTGGTGGGTTTGCCACACCAGCAGAAGCAAAAACAGATTTAGTACTAATCAGATTTACACAAGATTAATTATGTTAAGATCATTATTTCACGAATGGGTATCAAAATATTTTGGTCCTGTTGCTTTGAAAGTCGTTGAGAAACTTAACGATGTAAAAAATGGACAACAAAAGTATATGTTTAAAACAATGCTTAAAAAACAATTGTCTACAACTCTTAAATGGGGTGCGTTGTCTTCAAACAACACAATTGTTTCTGCGGATGTTGTCGCATTAGATAGTGCGCTTCCATTGAAAAAGCGAGATTCAATCGCTAAACATGAAGGCGAAATTCCAAAACTTGGAATGAAATTATACATGAACGAAAGAACAATGCAAGACATTGAGATTTTGAGAAATCAGCAAGGAACAGAAGCTCAAGTATCACAAAAGATTTTTGAGGATACCTCACGAGTTATTGGTGGTATCTATGAAATTATTGAGTTTATGTTCTTACAAGGATTGTCAACCGGTGTTGCTTTGATGGAAGATGATAAAAATGTTGGATTAGGTGTTCGTGTAGATTACGGTCATCCTAATAAAAACAAATTTGGTGCAATTACTGCTCCATGGTCATCTGTTTATGCTACTCCAATTGATGATATTGATAATGTATTAACAGAAGCGAGAGCCAATGGTGATTCATTGTCTTACATTTTGATGGATAGAGCAACATTCAATAAGTTCAGAACGAATAAGCAAGTAAAAGAATTATACGGCTTTAGTCTTGGATTCACTGGTACTCAAATTCCAACTCCAAACTTTGAACAATTGAATAATGCGTTATCTGCTGACAAAGGAGTAACTATTCAATTAGTAGAAAGAACTGTAACATTTGAGAGAAATGGTAAAAGAACGAAAGTTAAACCATGGGCTGAAAATGCAGTTGTATTCTTAACAAGTTTACAAGATGTTGGAACATTGTCTTATGGTAGATTAGCTGAAGAAGCACATCCAGTTGAAAATGTAGTTTATCAAAAAGTTGATGATTATATTTTGGTTTCTAAATACCATAAAAATGATCCATTGCAAGAGTTTACTTCTTCTCAAGCATTAGCAGTTCCAGTAATTGATAATGTAGAAAGTATTTACATCTTGAATTGTGAAGATGCAGTAGTAGATGCTCAAATTGATGGTGATGCAAATTTCGCATATAAAGGAACAAATTACACTAAAGCTTCAGTAGTAGATGCATTAAATATTGCTAATCCAGAATCTGCTGCAACTTTAGAGATGACCGACAAACAGCTTCAAAACAGAATTAACAAACTGAATGAAGAGCAAGTTTTAGCATTTGAAGAAGAAATCATAGCAGCTTAATAAATGTATTCTAACGAAAGCATATTATTTCTTATAGACAGAATCGGCTGGGGAAAGCCGTTGAATTCTGATTTTGAGGTTACTATAAATAGCAGTAACCTATTAGCAAATTCAGGAAGAACGGTGCTATCATTCCACCAGCTGGCTTCTGTTGAGAATATTTACAGCAACATATCTGAAATTGATGCTGACGAAGTTCTTTTCAATCAATTGCTTTTTAATATGAGACAACAATCTGTTATTGAAGTTTTAACTGCAATAATGGATTCTCATAAATTATACAAAGACGATGTTGATTATTCAAATGTTATTGTTTCAAAAGCAAGGCTATTTGATGAAACTATCGGTTACGCAATGGCTGTAAAATGCCTTGAGTTATTTGTATCATCTACAAGAAGCAATGCGACTGAAAGAAGTAATGCAATGAGTTTTAATACACTTAAAATAGAATTGGAAGGAGCAAAAAATGATAACGGTCATTTCATTGCAAAAGGTATTGTTTACAAGAAAGAACAAGCCATCAAAAAAGCTCAAAAAATAATATTTCCAGATCCAATATTGATTATTGGTGGGAATGATTGGTAGAACTATGAATTACACTATCACAAATCCACAAGGCATTGACAACACTATTCAAAAAATTCAAAACTATTTGTTTGATAATTTGAATTGGGGTGAAATTGATGTTTATGGAAGAGTTTATAGAAATCAATCAAAACAGAAAGGTATTAGTATTGAAGCGTATCACGGAAAAAATGAATACAAAGATGTTTTTACTGATGATACTAAAAACGCAACTATCTTTTTCATTGAAGATGAAGTTCATAATTCAAAGGAAGGCATCCGTTTTACAAATAAGTTGAAAATAGTCTTTATGATTAACTTAAGTAAAACCTTTCCCAATATCAATCACAGAGCCGACATGGAAGCTGAAATGAAATCAATTGAATTGATTCGTAAAAATCCAAAGTTTTCTTTTGAAAAAATGGAAAAAGGAATAAAGCTTTCATTGGGTGAGTTTTTCACAGACAATATCAAATTACAAGATATGCAACCGTATCATATCTTTTCAATAACAGGCGAGGTTTCTTATACAATTAGTTGTTTAACAAAATAAAAAAATATTATGAGTACACATTTAGAAATTTGTGGAAGTGGTCAAAAAAAACCAAAAAATACAGGGTTCAAAGAACAATGTATTGAATCAAAATTGCAAATCCCTATTTTATCAAATGGGTTTCAATTTCCAAGTGTAACGGCTTTTAAAACTGTTGCTGATTGGAAGGCAGCAATTCAAGCAAAAAATTTAGTTCCGTTGTTTCCTGTTTATGAACTTGCAGATGCTTCAACAGAAGACACCAAGTTTGAGAGTGGTAATTTCTCAAAAATTACTGCAAAAGGAGTTGAAAAAATCACTTTTGAATGTTACATCAGCGTTTGTGCTTATGCAGCTTTAAAAAGTTATGAAAACTCTGGAAATTATGGAGAATTGTTTGAATTCAACGAAGAAGGAGACTACTCTGGAATTTTTGCTTCTGACGAAACAAAAGTAAAAGGTAGAAAAATCAAATCATTAACAGTAACGAGAATTCGTGCTACAAAAGACAAAGTTCCTTATGTAAAAGGAGAAATCACTTTTGCAGATAAAGACGATGTTTTAGATGCTGTAATTGTTAAGTCTGATTTATCAGAAACAGACTTAGAAGGAATCTTTGATGTAGAATTGAAACAAGTATCAGCTACTGCAGGTCAAATTAAATTTACTGCATCTGCTGGTTGTTCAGGTGGTGGAGCATTAATCACTTCTTTAACTTCTGCTGATGTAGTAGTTAAAAATGCAGCTGGAGCAATTCAAACAGTTTCATTTGTTACTGCAGATGCAAACGGTGTTTATACTTTGACTGGAACAGGATTTGCAAACGGACATACTGTTTCTTTAAACGGAGTTGTAGCACAAACTACAATTATGTACGAAAGTCCAGAACCATTAGTTGTAACTATCTAATGAATAGTTACAAAGGGATAACTTTCGCAAAGGACTATAACAAGTCCTTTGCGGAATTTAAAGAAGAGTTTGGTTCAACTCATATCTTTAATGAAATCCACCCAGACGAAAGAGAAAAAGAACTAAAAAAAGCATTCAAAATCGCTACTGATGGCAACTATTCAAGAACAACTAACGAAAGTAAAGAAGTTACAGCCAAGTAGGTTGCAAAAGGACTTGTTCAAGTTTATAAAAAGTATTGAAAAGGAGTTATTAGATAAAAATAAAGACCAGATATTTAACAAAAGCAAAGATATAAATGGAAATCCGATAGGTTTTTATTCTTATGCAACAGAAGTAATATCAAAAGGCAAAAAGAAAAAAGGCGAACCTTTCACAGGTTTTGATACTGGGGATTTTTTTAAAGGTTTTTATATGCAAGAAGTATCTGGAGTTTTACGTTTTGGGTCTTCCGATTCAAAAACACAAACAATACTAAACAGTAAAAACTGGTTATCCAATGAGCTTTTTGGATTATCTGATGAAAATTTAAAGGAGGTAATCGAAAAAAGATTACTTCCTTTTTTTATTGAAAATAGCAGAAACATTTTAGAGATATGATTTACAAAAATCTTGATACAATACCATATAAACTATTTGTAAAAATTGCCGATACAGGCGATGTTTCTTTATTGAGTGAGAACGAAAAAAACATTGAAGTGCTACAGGAAATTTGGGAGCAAATCTACGATGAGCATTTGTCAAAAAATCAAACTACAGAATCTAAAAAGATATTCAAATTATCTAAGGAAATTGACAGTTTGCTAACTCTAAATAAAGTTGTTTTGATGGCGTGTGAATGTTTGAGATTTGAATTTGACCAAGAATTATTCGATATGATAACTGGTTTTGGTTATCAATTATCTATTGCAGATACGGAATCATATCATGGCGATATTCAACGAATAGAACGAGAAGCAAATGCTTACATCATTAAGGCAGAAAATTATAAAAATATGTTGCCTGAAAAAAAAGAAAATAATAGTTCAGAATTTAATGTTGATGATACAATGGCTCTATACTGCACTATTCTTGGATTTAATATTGGCGATTTTAATGTCGTTACCTATAATGCTTTCTATGGCTATGAGAAACAGGTAAACGCAAAAATAAAATCAATGAATCAACAAAATAAAAACTAATCATGGCAAATCCTAAAGGAATAATTACTCGAAAAGACATTGTTGATGATGAAGCGATGAGATGGGGTGAAGTTTATGCTGAAAACATAAAAGAGGCAGTTAAACAAAATAACATACTGGTTGATTCTGTAAAAACTTTAAATAAGCAAGTCCAAGCATTTAAAGTTGCCAACAGTCAAAAAGATTACATAACTGCTAAACAAGCCGAGGCTTTGGCTACACAGCAAGCTATCGATGCTATCAAAAAACAAGAAGCTGCCGAAATTTCAGCAGACAAAGTAAAGAGGTCAGCAATAGCAACAATGGAAGCCGAGCGTAAAGCAAGAGAAGCATCTGAAAAAGCAACACAACGAGCCAATACTGAAAAGGAACGTTCTAAAAAATTGACAATTGAAGAACGGGTTCAGAATGAGATAAACAACAAAGCACTCAAACAAGAAGCATTGGAACGTTTGGGGTTGGTTTCTGCATACACAAAATTGAACGCAGCAAGAACTGAAGCAAAAAACAAACTTCGAGATTTAATTGCTAGTGAAAGTGCATCTACTGCAGAAATTAAAAAAGCACAAAAGGAATTTGAAAATCTTGATGGCAAGGTTAGAAAAGCGGACCAGGCAGTTGGCGATTTTACTAAAAATGTAGGTAATTATAATCTAGCAGGATTAAAAAACAGTTTGAAAGATCTTGCAAGTTCTTTTGGAATTGCTGGAGGTGTAGCGGCCTTTGCTTCTATTATGAAAGGTGCTTATGAAACTATTAAAAAGTTTGAACAAGGGTTGGCAGATTTGAGTGCGATAACCGGTGCAAGTGGAAAAGATTTAGACTATTTAAAAAAGCAAGCCATTGAGTTAGGTAAATCAACCAAAGGCGGTGCGATTGCTGTCGTTGAAGCATACAAATTGATTGGCTCTGCAAAACCAGAATTATTAGAAAATGTAAAAGCATTAAACCAGGTTACAGAAGCTACTTTGACTTTATCAAAAGCAGCTGGTATGGAAATGCCAGAAGCAGCTACTGCTTTGACAGATGCAATGAACCAATTTGGAGCAGATGCAAGTCAAGCAAGTATGTTTATTGATGCCTTGGCGAACGGTGCAAAATATGGAGCAGCAGAAATACCACAAACAACCGAAGCATTATTAAAATTTGGTGCGGTGGCTCGAAGTTCTAATGTAAACATTAAAGAAAGTACAGCGTTAATTCAATTATTAGCTGAAAACGGAATCAAAGGAGCAGATGCGGGTACAGCATTAAGAAATGTATTATTGAAAATATCGGCACCAGATGCCTTGCCAAAAGAAGCTCAAAAATCATTAAAAGATTTAGGAATTTCTTTCGAACTATTAAAAGACAAATCTATTCCAATACAAGAAAAATTTGAAGCATTAAAACCATTATTAGCAGACAACGGAAAACTACTTAAAGCTTTTGGTTTTGAAAATGTAGTAGCAGCTCGAAATATAATTGAGCACACGGATAGATTGAAAGATCTTACTGCCAAAATGGGAGAAGTTGGTACAGCCGAGGAACAGGCAATTATAAGAAGTAATACGCTACAAGGTAAAACTGATAAATTATCAAGCACTTATGATAGCTTGGTATTATCAATTGGAAGCGGAAGCGGTGTTGTTTCAGAATTTTTCAAATTCTTTGTTGATGGAGCTACAGATGCTTTAAATGGATTAATCCGATTGAATACTTCTTGGGATGAATTATTTGATAAAGCAAAACAAGATGGTCAAAATAGCGGTGCAAAATCATTTCAAAACCAATTCAATAATTTAATTGGAACAGGAAGTGATGCCGATATTGCACAATCAATTAAAACTGTTGCAGAAAAAAACTATAAAATTTACGAGAAACAAATGAAGGATGTTTCTAAAAAAATAAAAGAAATTAATCCGTATGCACTTCGATTTTCTGGACCATCACCCAAAGACTTAAAATTGCAGAAAGAGGAATTAATAAAAAATATAAATGAGCAAGCAACAATTATTAGAGAAGCTAATGCAAAAATTAAGGCTGGAGAAAAACCACCAAAAGTAGTTCCTCCAACTGACAAAACTAATACTGGTAGTGAAACTGATGCACAAAGAAAAGAACGTTTAGCCAAACAGAAAAAAGCAGCTCAAGACAAATTAGATTTAGAGAAACGCCTAGCCGATTCATTGTACGAATTGCAAAAGCAACGCTTGGAACAAACCATCAAATTTAATGATGAAATAGTTGCAGATGATTTGCAAAGCGATGAGATGAGAATTCAAGCACTTACCAATAGTCAAAAAAAGCAACAAGAATTATTGCTTTTAACTAAAAATCATTTGTTGGATGAGGACAAATTAACTGCTAATGATAGAATTAGAATTAATGAAGACTATTCTAATAAACTACTTGAATTGAATTCAAAAACTCAAAAGGAATTAGACAAAATAAATCTGTTTGACGAAGCGAAATATACCAAGGATTTAGAGGATAAAATCTCTAAACAAAATATAGCAATGAATTCGGAATTAGAAGCCGAAAACAAAAAATTTCTTGCTCTTGGCGATTTAGAAAAAATGAGTCAAAAAGATAGAGAAGCAGCTATCGAAGCACACGAAAAAGTAATCTTTGATATTAAGAAAAGATATGCAATTGAAGCTTTGAAGTTACAAATTTCTAATCTTGAAACCGAATTAACAGCAAGTGATGCTTTGCCAGTAAAAGAGCAATTATCAGCAGAAAAAAGACAAAAAATAGCTGAAACTTTAAGTAAAGCAAAATTAGATTTGTCGGAAGTTGAATTGAGTAACAATGATAAGAAAAATGAGAAAACAGTTGAAAAAGAAAAAGTAACTGCAGAAAAAATACTTGAAATTTCTCAAAATTTGACTGGTGCACTTGGTGATTTAGCCAATGCAATATTTGATACTAAAATTGCCAATATTGATGCTGAAATAACCGCAAGTGATGAATATTATAATTCAGAAATTGAAAAAGCAGGAAACGATCAACATAAAAAAGATATTCTAACTCAAGAAGCAGAAAAGAAAAGAAAAAAACTTGAAGCAGAAAAGCGAAAAGAACAACACAAACAGGCAGTACTGAATAAAGCAATGTCAGCAGTACAAGTTGGAATTTCAACTGCTATGGCTATTATGCAAGCTTACGCACAATTAGGTCCAATTGCTGGAACTGGTGGTGCAATATTAGCTGGCGTTCTTGGTGCAATACAATTAGCAGCTGTTCTTGCAACTCCAATACCAAAATACAAGTATGGTAGAAAAGGTGGTCCAGAAGAATTAGCTTATGTTGGTGATGGTGGCGTTCGTGAAGTTATTGAACGAGTAACAGGTGCTGTTGAAATTACACCAGCTACTGATACTTTGGTTAAGTTAAATGCTGGAGATAAAGTACATAGTTCGGTAGATGAATATTTGAGACTTCAAAAAGCAGCTTTACTAACAAGTATTGATATGCAAGGTAGAAAAGTAAGTGATTTTCAAGCTACTCAATTTTTTGAAAATAGAAACAAAGAATTGGTCGAAGAAATGAGGCTTACAAGAAAAGCAATCGAAAAGAATAAATCGAGTGTTGTAGTAAATACTCCAAAATTAGACATCAACCATCATTTATGGAAAATGAAAAATACTAGCTGGAACTAATGGGAAATATCAATCCAATTTTTAACGATAGAGTTCGTTACACTTTGAAAAGTAAAGATTTAGAATCATTAATTGTTACTGAGCCAATCGGTTGGAACGATGATGAAAAAGAGTTTTCAAGACATGAACAATACCATGGTATAATTGCCAAATTTTCTAATTCTCTAAAGTTTATTGATAGTGGTGCCGACTATATTCAATTAATTTTAGACATCTATGGAATAAATGAGCAAGTAGAACTAATCCGTGAAGAGAAACATCCACAAACTGATGTTTGGACTTTAACCTATTCTGGTTATTTGGACTTATCAACATGGAGTAGAGAAAACAATCAAGTAAGCGTAAAATTCAATTCCGGTGGTTTAGAACAATTATTAAAATCTCGTGAAGGCGAAAAGGTAGAACTTGATAGACTCACTACCATCGATGGAAAAGTAATCCCTCCAATAAATACAATAGATGTTGAATTGGAAGGTCGACGTATTTTTCTAAAATCTCAATTGGAAGCCAAAGCTCCAGACAATTATATTTCATTAAGCATTTATTCAAATGGTAACACTCGAAACCAAACAGGTGGTGTTCCTTTAAAAATAATAAATAAATCGCACGAAGAATTATCATTTGTTCCAAATCAATCAACCGCAAACGAAGATCAAGGAACTACAAATATGATGTTCTTTTTAGTTTCAGAAGTAGATCGAGTATTAGATGTAAAATTAAATTTCACGTTTAGAACAAACGTAACTCAAGATGATGATATTAATCATGGTTATTATTGGTTTTCATTAACAAAATATAAAGATGGTAGTGCTTTTAATGTAAAAAACAGAATTACATTATTTGGTGCAAATGCACTCGCTGGAAATGTAGAGTTAGGAGGAAATGCTTATGGAAATTCTGGTTTTACACATTCAGTAAATTGGGCTGGAGCAATTACTTTATTACAAGGAGAAAGTCTTGGAATGGAAGTATTAATTCATGCTGATATGGGCGGTAATTGGAGCAGAGGGCATTGGGATGTAACCACTGATAGTATCGTAGGTAAAATTACTATTGACGAAGACAGTAAGCAAGAAAAAACAAATACAAAAGCACTTTTGGTTCACGAAATTGGAGAGAGACTTGTTTCAATTGCTACAAATAAGCAAGGTGCATTTTACTCTGATTTTTTAGGTCGTACCGATATTGGTTATCCGATTGATGGAAAAGCGTCATTGACAGGTTGTACTCACGGATTTTGGGTTCGTGGTTTTGATAAACTACCAATACCAACGGAAGGTCCTCCAAAGGTTGAAAATATGTTCAAACCCCTTACAACATCATTCAAAGATTATGTTGCATCATTATCTGCAGTATGGAATGTTGGAATTGGAATTGAGAAAATAGGTTTTTCAGAAAGAGTGCGAATGGAGGAATTGAGTTACTTCTATAACAGAAATGTAACAATAAAACTTCCTAATCAAATTAAAAATGTAAAAAGAAATATTGCAGTAGAAAAATATTATTCAGCTTTAGAGTTTGGATATGTCGAAGGTGGTAATTATGAAGAAGCTTGTGGGCTTGATGAATACAATGCAAAATCTAATTTTACAACCGTTATTAATCGTTTGAAAAACACCTATACCAAAACATCGGAATATCGTGCCGATAGTTATGGGATGGAATTTACTCGAAGAAAACAAAAATCATTGAATGACACGGAAGATACTGGAAGAGATAATTCTATTTGGTTTTTGGATTTGAAACGAGGAGTTACTTCACTTTTCAAACAAAGAAAGTGGCAGGATGATTTTGAAGTAGAACCCACAGGTGTTTTTAGTCCAGAAACGGCTACCAATTTAAGGTTTTCGCCAATCAATTGTTTACTTCGTCATTCGTGGTGGTTTTCTGGTGGTTTTAAAAAGTATGCTTCAGATTATGTGAGATATGGAAGTTCAACCGCAAATAGTCAGTTGAAAACTAAATTAAGAACAGATGCAACTTATGCAAATAACTTGAGTAATACACCAGGTAATGGGAATGAGTACGCAGAAAATGGAAATATAATTAACTCCGAAATTGCAGCACCTCGATTCTTACCTGAAGAAATAGAATTTGAGCACGTATGCGATTTTGACGTAATGCAACAAGTTAATGGGTTTACAACTATTTTAGGAAAACGAATACCTAATTTTTATGGTTTAGTAGAATTCATAAACGAAAGAAACGAAATAGAAAAAGGGTTTCTTTTCAACCTAAAACCAAATGGAAAAGGACAATGGAAAGTATTAAAAGCTAACAGATAAAAACATTATTATGAGTGCATCATCTATAAAAATAACATTTACACAAGATTTACCTATTGGAGCACAATTAGGATTTGATGTTGTAAATGATGGAGGTATGTGGGGAGTTCCGACAACATACGCTCATGTATTTAATTGGGTAAATATTAGAAGTTCATCTGGTCAAGTTACAAAAGGAACTCCAACAATAAATGTTGGTGAAAGAACTGCAATGAACTTTGTAACTGCTTTTAATTTAGATACTGGAGGTCAATATACTGTTACAAGAACGTTAAACCAAGTAACGATTGTAGCTCAAAACATTTATGGATTTACTGAATTCTATGTAAATGGAATTTTTGCTTCTTACAATAATCATCCAAGTATAGTATTCGAAATAAACAATGGTAATTCTGCTCCTTTTTCTATTACCTCAATGGTTTATAATCAATCGGCAGCTAATAGTTGTAGTAATGTTGATGTGGTTGTTACAACAAGCGAATTAGCAACGGAAATATTAAGTCCCGTAGTCATAAATCCAAATGCTAACAATCCATTTACGATAAATTTGTTAAGAGGTCAGACATTAGCCTTGCAATTAAAAAATGCAAATGGAAATATTATTAACGAACTAATTGAAACTCCAGCTTTATTAAGTGCTTCAAATTTTATTTTGCAGATAAATAATAGTCCTTTTGGTGCAAGTGTTTTAATAGGTAATTCCAATTCAGATCAATTAATTTTACAATATTCATTAGACAATATTGTTTGGCAAAGTTCAAATGAATTTTATGGATTAGCAACTGGAAGTTATACTTTATACATCAAAGATCAATTAGGATGTTCAACTTCAAAGACCTTTAATGTTGATGAATTTGGTATACAGTCACCATACTTTTATATTTCAAAAGCTAATTCATTTCGTTTTGCAAACAGAATAACTTGGGGAGATAGCGAAAATTACAAAACAGATGAAAACACATTAAGCTGTGAAGTAGATGTTGAGTTGGCATATAAAGAGACTCAACAGTTTCAAAGTGCTGACATTATTACTACTCAATTCAAGTCTAATTATTTGAACAAAGTAGCAAGTGTAATTAAAAGCGATGCAACCATTGTGAATATTACAATAGTTCAAAAAACAAATAATATTGGCTTAAAAGATAAACGTGATGCACGAAAATATAATCTTGGCGGTGGCAAAACAGGAATATATTTTGTTTCAGGAAATGTATATGATTATAATACTAATGCAATTATCAATAGTTATTCGTTGAATGGATTATTGCCAGAATGGGCAGTTGCTGGTAACTATTTCAGTATTGGCACAGCGTTTTACTTGATTGAAGATGTTATTTTTGACGAGATAAAAAATGCAGATGTAATTGTTTTTACAAATGCTTATACTGGTCCAGAGGTTAATATAATTGTAGGGTCTATTTACAACCGTTTTAATTATGAGGTTTATGAATTTTCAATAGATATGGTTGATTATATTGACCAAAAATTTAGAGTTAAATTAGAAAATTCAGATCCAAATTTCACTACAATTACTCATTTGTCAGAAGAAATATGGTGCAAAGTAAAACACGATAATGTTCTTGAGATTAGATACCGAAATACTACCAATACTGATATAATATATAGCACAGGAATTGAGCATAAAATTAGAATTCCATATTTAAAAGTTAGTGGGAAGGCTGATGAAAATAGCGAAACTCACAAAACCGATACAGATACAATTTTGTTAAATGCTGATTTGTATGAAGCAGATGATTTTCAATTTGAACCAGTAACAAAAGAAATCTGGAGAAAAATTATGATTGCACTTTCACACGAAAAAGTATTTCTTAACGGAGTAGGATATGTAAAAAATGGAAGTTTCAACACAGAAGGTCCATTGGATCGTTCTAATCTTTATGTTTTAACAGCATCAATGATAAAAATAGGTAATGTTTATAATTCACAAACAAGTGGAAGTCTTGACTTTGATGGAAGCGAGGTTGAAGTACCTGGTTTAATATCTACAGAAAGTGGATTTGTAAGCTACTAATAATGAATAGTTCATATAATCAAAAAGCCATCTTAACAGGTGGCTTTCTTATTTTTCTTTACTCTCTTTCAATTCAAAAATTTTCTGTTTTATAGCATCATCAATTATTGAAATATTTTTATGCTCGTGGGTGTGATGATGATGATGCACGGACTTATCTATAAAAGTATAACTATCTTTTTTTCTTCCAAAAATAGAGCCTCCAACAACTTTTCCAAGTTGCCAACCAGCAATAACGAGAATTAGAAATAACACTATAAAAAAGTCCATGAAGCAAAATTACAAAATATTATAGGTTCATTTTTTGCGTTTTGTTATTTAGAATAATTCTAAATAGTGAAAAATATTTATTACATTTGTTCAATAAAATTATAACTAATGAGTTTTCAAACATTTGTAACAGAAAGATTAGCAGCAATAACAGCAACATTGAATGCTATATCAACTAATGCAAAGAAAATTGATGAGTTACCTGTTCAGGAATTATTGAATTCGTTTTCAAAAATTCATGTTTCAAATAATGGCATTTCAGAATCTTTATCAATTCAAAAAATTATTGATGTAATATTAGACAACACTACTAATCAAATAATTTCAATAGGAGAAATTACACTTGTTGCTAATAACTTAACTATTCCATTAAACGCACAATGGCTTATAAATGGAGTAAATTACAATACTACATCCGATACTGTAATTAATATTCCTTATGCTGAAACTGAATTGACAAGAACCGACATATTAGTTGCAAATACATTAAGCCAAATAATAAGAATTTCAGGCATAGAAACAGCAGGAATTGCAGTAAGACCAAATATTCCAACTGACACGATTTTGGTAACTGAAATAAACGTAACAGATTCATCTGTAGGCGACCCAACACCACCAATAACAGGAGATGCTTTCAGAAGTAAAATTGAAAAAGGAGAAATCGTTTGGAATATTGACCCATACAATGGATATGTTAAAATTGATACTAAAGCATCTTACCGCTTTGGGGATGCATTATTAACGTTTTATGGGTTAATAAATTCAAGTACAAATTTATATGATGGAAGAGAATTTACTTTTAAAAATAACGGTATTTCAAATATTACAATTAAACACAATACTGGATTTCCTGCAAGAATTTTATTTTGGTTCAACAATGAGTTAGATTATATTTTAAAACCTAAAGAACTTATTAAAGTAAAATATTCCGCTGTTAGTGGTTTTTTAGAGTTCATAAACACTTCGGAAGTTCCAACAACAAGCACTCCTGTTTTTAGCACTTTTCAATTAATACAAAAAGGATACGGTAATTCTAATTCAACTCCAGAAATAGGAGACATATACTGTGGGTGGAAAGATGTAACCGAAAGATGGTCTGAAGCCAAATTAATAAATTACATAGATATATCTTCTTTGGATGATTACAACAATTTTGAACCAATAATTATAAACTCTTTTTAATATGAAAAAAATATTTTTTTTAATCGCTACATTTTTTATTTATCACGCTGTGGTTTCGCAAACCACAACAACTAAAGTCGGAAGTCTGATAATTAACAACGCCCCAAATACTAATAACACAAGTGATGAAATTCTTGTTAGAAATTCAACTTCTAAAGTTGTTGAAAAAGTAACTAAAAATCAACTATTTACTGATTACAATATTGCTTTCCCTCCTGTTACTCAATTCATTTCAACTCAATTTCTTGATAATAATTTAGGAACGAGACTCACACCAATTGGAACAACTTATAGTGGTTTTCATATTAATAAATCTTTTAATGGTAATACTGGTTTTACCGCTATTAATTCTGACGATTTAGGAAATGCAGCAGTTTCGAGTTTTTCTGCAAAAGGAACTGGAGGTTACTATTCAAATGTTGCGTCATTAAATTATATTAATAATAATTATTACGTTCCTTTTTTAAGAAATAGTGCACTTTTATATTCCGATAAGCCTTGGTTTGTTATGTCTACAAATAATAATCCTATTGATTTTCATACAGGAAACACATATGGTGCTACAACATCAAAACTAAAAATAAATGGTAATGGCCAGATAAACATAGGTGTATCTCCTATTTTAGATAATTCTGTTACAACTGTTTTAGGTAGAAATGCCACAGGGGATTTAGTTTCTTTAGATAAATCAACGATAAGCTCACAAGACTTACAGTTGGTTACAAATAATGGAAGCGTTACCACAAATACAATTACAGTTGGAACACCATTAATTCCATTTCAACCTTACCAAAAAACAGATATTGCAGACAATCATTTTCTTACTGCTTATTCAGATGGTGCTGGAGATAATTTATCTTTAAAGTATAGCACTTACGGAATTGAAATGAATAATAATTTAGGGTATTACGAAATAGTTTACCCATATAATTCTGCAACTCCTACTTCTGGTACAATAAGATTTCCTCTACCAATAACACCAAATGGAGATGAGATTTTAGCGACAAGAGATTGGGTTAGTACTCAAGGAACATCTCAAAACTTACAACAAGTTTTAACACAAGGTAATTATGCCAAAATACCAATCGACTTCAATGAGGGTTACGGCAGTACATCTGTTATAGGTTCTCAACAATATTATATCGAAAATTCAGGCTCTACAGATGCGATAAATGTTAGTTTGGCTGGGTTTCAAAACTGGCAATCAATTTATAACAGATTTGTCGGATTAAGATATGATACTGGATTACAATTAAGAACAAATTATAACGGATTTAACGGAAACGGGTGGATAAGAAGTGATAATTTAACCGCAGATATAGTTTACCAATTGCCTAATAAATTAGCTGGAACATACTCTTTGGTTACTACAGATGATATTCCAACTACAACAAGCCAGTTAACTAATAATAGCGATTTTCAAACTTCGGCACAGGTTACAAATACTATTTCAGGTAAAGAAGACATTTCAAACAAACAAACTGACCTTGTCGCTTCATCAACAAAATATCCAACTGTAGATGCTGTAAATACTGGATTAGCAACAAAAGAACCTATTTTAGCAAGTGGCACTATATCTCAATATTACAGAGGAGACAAGACTTGGCAAACATTAGACAAGATTTCAGTTGGTTTAAGTAATATTGACAATACTTCTGATGTAAACAAACCAATTTCTACCGCCACTCAAACTGCATTAGGTTTAAAACAAGATAAAATTACAGAATTTGTTTTAGCAAGTAATTTTAGTTCAACATCAACGACTAGAGCGAATGTTACAGGAATGTCATTTAGTATAACCGCAGGTAAAAGATATAAAATAGAATTAATAGGCGATTATCAAACTGGAGCTGTTGCAACAGGGGGAAGCGTTGGATTTGTTTTGATATCAGGCACAGGAACTATCAAAGGCTATTCTACAATGGCTACATCTAAAGCTACATCAGCAACAGATTTAACTACAACAATTCGAGCCATAAATGCTACAAATACAACTGCTGGAAGTTTTATAACTTCAACAAGCGTGTCTGCTATAAACGCTCCTCATTATACTTATGCAAACTTAATTTTTACTTGTACAACAGGTGGTGTATTTCAGTTACAATTTGCATCAGAAACAACAACAGTTGCTCAATTAAACGCAGGAACAACAATGTTAATAACAACTTTAAATTAAAGATTATGATAGTTTATTATTACGATGCAAACGGATTTTATCTTTATTCCGCAACTCAAGATGAAAATATTCCTTTTCAATTTTCAACAATTGAACCAAACACTCAATTTATTAATAACAAATGGAATGGTACAGAATGGACTGAAGGGGCATCAGAAGAAGAAATTACACTTATAAATAACGAAGAAAACAAGCGATTTATTTATAATAATGAATTTGAAATCAATCAAAAAGATGATTTTTCAATTTGGTCAAATTTCTTTTTGAATGGTGATGCTGTTATTGATAATAAGGGCGACAAAAGTCAGATTATTTGGAAAAACAATAATGGTAATACCGCTATTGTAGAGGAATTGGTTTATACACGATATAAAGTGGGTACAGGATTGTTGGCTCAATTATTTTTAAAACGAGATTTAAGTGTAAAATATTATCGTAAAAATGGAACTTTTGAATTAGTAGTGTTGCCAACAAGGGTGTATAATGAAAACGAAAGAGTGTCGGCAGATAAAAAAAGTCGTTCAAATATTATAGAGCGTGTTCGTAAAAATACTGGTGCTTTTATTTATCAAACCAATTTACAAAATGGCACACCTCAAAATATTACACCTCAATTACAGGAAGCTTTGAAATTATTTGATACACTTCAAAAACAAATTACACTTTATCGTGAGGAACGTGAGCATTTGCCTTTAGTAACAGCTTTGCAGGGTACTTCTGTAAATGACAATTTAATGCAGTCGACTTTAAACTATATTATTAATGCAGTAAACATTGACTATTATGGAAGTTAAAAAAGCAATAGATTTTGAGGTAATAAAAGCATTAATATTAATGTTTATACCTCTTGTTTTGGTAATAGCAAATGGTGGCGAAATTCGTCCAAGTATTTCAAATTTTGTCTATTATACTGAATCTACTTTTAAAGTTTTGCTTTGCACTACTGCCCTGCTTTATTTTCAAGACGGATATACCGACAGACGAAGATGGTATAATATGTTACTTGCACTTTGCTTGGTTGGAGTTGCTTATACGCCACATTTACAAGTTCCTTTTTGGCATTATTTATTTGCCTTAAATTTCTTCATAGGTAACGATATTGTAATGATATGGTACAGTTCAAAGAAACAGCGTATTTATAAAATTATTGCTTCTCTTTCAACTATTCCAGTATATTTTTTAGCACTAAAATATGATGCTGAAAACGTCTTTTTTTGGGCAGAAAGTTACATGTCAGTAAAATTATCATTGCATTTAGTAGGAGAAAAAATAGGAAAAATAGATTAAGAATTTTTAAAATATAATATATGTCAAGAGTAACATTATCAAGTAAAAACACAGATAAACCAGCCCCAAGATGGTACAGAAAGTTTAGAGCAATATTCTACTTCTTATTTGTAGGAGCTTTATTTAATGAAACATTACAACGATTTGGTTGTACAGCAGACGACGTAACATTTATCTCTGCTTGGTCAATTTCAATAGTAGAAGCATTAGGAATGCTTTTAGCGAACGGCGAAGATTATATTAAAACTTCAAAAGATGAAAACAATGGTGACTCATAAAATAGAATTAGCTGTACCTCTTTTAGGTTTAGTAAGTGGTGCATTTGTAGAAGATGCTATATTGAAAATATTAGTAACTGTTATTGCTATGGTAATAGGTCAAACAGTTGCTTTTTATTGGAAAAAATATTTAGAAAAAAAATCAAAATAATTATGGCTGTATTTGAAAAAGCACCTTTCATTAAATCGAAATATCAAGGTTGCAAAATAGAAAAATTAGCACCTATCGTAGCAAAATGGGAAGGTAATTATGTTAATGACCCTGTTGACAGAGGAGGTGCTACAAATATGGGAATTACCATTAACACCTGGAAGCAATTAGGCTATGATAAAAATGGCGATGGTGTTATTAATAATGTAGATATGAAATTGTTATCCAAAGACGATTTCAAATTTGTATTGCGAAAATATTGGAACAAATGGCAAGCTGATAAAATTAAAAATCAATCAATTGCTAATATACTTGTTGATTGGTATTGGGGTTCTGGAAAATGGGGAATTGTTATTCCGCAACGAGATATTTTAGGGTTAAAAGCAGATGGTGTTGTTGGCGACAAAACTATTGAAAAATTGAACCAATTAATTGATAAAGATGCAGAAGCTTTGTTTAATAGGATTTATGCTTCACGTGTCAATTTTTTAGAAAACATTGTAAAAAGCAACCCAAGTCAAAAGCGTTTTATTAAAGGGTGGAAAAATAGATTAGCGGATTTTAAATATTCAATTTAGAAATTATGAACGAAGAACAAAAATACATAAATTTCCAACTATTCAAATGGTTGGGTTGGGTTTTACTTTTTTTAGTATTATGGTTTAGAGGGTGTGGAAGTCAGCAAAATCAAGATGATACAACCATTAAGGAAATTAAGGAACGTAAAGGAACTTTTAAGGAAGATAAACCTGTGAATATTCCATTAGGCACAATTGACACTATTCTTTTGACAAAATTCGTCAAATCCGAACCAATTATTAAGTATCGAAGCAACGAAATTAATAAGGAACTTGCAAATGAAAATTACAATTTACAAATAGCTTATATTAACGCTTCGGATAGTATTGAGAAACTTAAATTATATATTGATGCCATTCAATTAAAAAAGTTCAATAAAACATTTGAGGATGAGTTTGTAAAAGCAAATGTAAAAGGGATAGCGTTTGGAGAAGTTAAAGAAGTTGGATTTGATTATGTTATTAAACCTCAATTAGTACCTGAAACTAAATTTAGATTATTAGCAGGTGTGGGAGTTTGCAACACGATAACTTTTGACAAACCGCTTTTTAATGCAAATTTAGGATTCCAAAATAAAAAAGGTAATATTATAGAAGTAGGATATGATACTGAAAAACGTATTAATGTCAGTTACAAATCAAGTATTTTTAAGATAGTAAAATAGTTTAGTTGAGTTTAAGTTAGTTGAAAAGGCGAGATTTGTAGTGAATCTCGCCTTTTTTTATTCATTGAAAACGCCTAAAAAAAGAAAAACAAAAAATAATTAAAAAAAAGTTTCTTTTTTACTTGTTATTGATAGTGAATTTACTATCTTTGAATAGTCAAATAATAACAACGAGTTCTATGAAGTACAGTGAATTTTTTAAGTTAGCCAAACGGAACGGTTGGCAACTTTCAAGGCAAGGAAAAGGAAGCCACGAAATTTGGGAGAAAAACGAACAAAAGGTAGTAATTCCAAATCACGGTTCTAAAGAAATGCCAAAAGGTTTAGAAAAAAGTTTAAAAAAAGAAATGGGGTTGTAAAACCTCATTTCTTAAAACAAATTAAAAAAATGAAAGAAATAAAAATTATTATCGAAAAAAGTTCAGATTCATTTGGAGCATACTCTGAAAATGTATCAGGAATATACGGTGCTGGTGATACAGCAGAAGAATGTAAACAATCAGTATTAGATGCTATTGAAACATTAAAAGGATTAGATAGTTGTCATAAAGAATTGAAAGGAGATTATATTATAACATACAAATTTGATGCAATTAGTCTTTTGAATTACTACAAAGGTATTTTTACAAATTCAGCTTTAGAAAAGATAACTGGAATTAATCAAAAACAAATACAACACTATGCAACTGGTCATAGAAAACCAAGAGTTGAGCAACGTGAGAAAATAGAAAGTGCTTTACATAGTTTAGGCAAAGAACTCTTAGCTGTAGAACTATAAGTTATTATTTGACGATTTTATTTATAGTACAGCAAACCCCTCATTGAGGGGTTATTTTTTTCTATTAAACTAAAAGTATTTTCGGTACAATTTTAACTCGAAAAACTGCTTTATTCTTATAAAGAAAGGTTCTTTGTATGGTTTATCTTTTGAAATTTTTGGAAAGTAACCATATCTATCTCGAACATAACAACGACGTATGTATCCATAAAAACACAAAGCCAATAGCCAAACAAAAACTCCAATAACTATTTCGTACCATTTCATATCGACAAATTTATTAAAGTGCTGGAGAATTTTCTAATATATTTTTTCGATGCACTTCTTTGACAACTTTTGCATATTTTTCAGTCATCAATTTTGAAGTGTGTCCATATAATTCTCTTAAACTATCAAGCTCTAATCCAGCCAATATTTTTCTGTTTGCACCTAAATGTTTCATTGCATACATATTCATTTGAATTTCTAAACCTTTTTTCACAATGCGTTCCCAACGTTTTGTAGCAGTATCACGTTTTAATTTTGTTGGTGCAGCAATGAAATCCTTGTGTTTTCCAATGTTTCCTTTTCCTGGTTCTCGATTACTCCCAAATAGATAATAATCTTTTGGTAGATATTGAAAGTTCATTTTTTTGTAATATTCCATTAAATGTTGATTTATAGGAACGATTCGTTTTCTATTTGTTTTCGTTATTTCTGCTGGAAGTACAATTTCAGAGTTTTCCATATCAACCATTGCTAATGTAATTTTTAATATTTCTTCTGGACGAATTCCTGTATGAAAAATTGTTAAACAGAAAACCCAAAAATTATAATGATTGCTTTCTAACTCCAGTTTTATTTTTTCAACATCTTCAACACACGCTGGAGTATTAGCATCGCTTTCAGCGACCACCAAATTATTGATTTTATGGGCTGGGTTCGTTTCTATTATATCCCATTGAATTAATTCGCTTAAAATCGCTTTTAAATGGTTGAGGTGTTTGTTGTAGGCGTTATTGGTCCATTTGCGTTCTTCTTTTGCTTTTTCAATAATCAATTTAATATGCACTCTTTTGGTGTCAACAATTTGCAAATGTTCCAGTCCAACTATTTTAATAGCATCTTTTATGAATTTTATCGTACCATTATATCCAGAAAGCGTTTTTGAGCCGATATTAGGTGTTTTCTTATCAATAGCAAAGTCCAAAGCACTTATGAAAGATAAATCGCTTTGAGTGGCAACAATATCAGGAATTTGAGGATTCCAACCTCCTTTCAATTTTAGATGCAAAGCATCACGGAGCAAGTTAGCTTCTTTCTCTTTTTCTTTTGGATCTTCGATGAGGTTTAAACCGTATTTATAACGAAACTGCTTTCCGTTATAACGAAAGTGAACATACCAATATTTACTTTTGGTAATTTTTGGAATTGAATAATTTGCTTTCATATTTTAATAATTAGAAATTATTAAAATGTTTGCAGGATTTTGAAACCAATTAATTCAATACAATCTGTGTACGTTTTGTGTACTAATTTTTTATAAAAAATGGGAAGCCTATATTTTAAAGGGCTTCCCAAGTTCTTGCGGAGAAAGAGGGATTCGAACCCCCGGACCTGTTACAGTCAACAGTTTTCAAGACTGCCGCAATCGACCACTCTGCCATTTCTCCAATATGTCTTGCAATATT